CCAGTAAATGGGCTAGTGAAACTCATGAATCCCTCGCAATCGCCTGACGATCAGCACCGCGTGTGACGTTTTCCGTCTTCAGGACTTCAATAATTCTGTCGTAGTTGCTTTGCCACATAGGCATGCGCTCGTCGTTTTTAAGGAACGGCATGGCTTGCAGCAAAGTGCCGTACAGCATCGCTTGAGGCGCATACTGCGTAAACCAGTTTGATTGGTTCGATGAGTCCAATGGCTGCACACGTTCGTAGTACAGCACCTCGTAAGAATAACCCAAAGCAGGAGTAGGCCCTATTAGCCAATGTTCATAGTCGTAGTCGCAAAAGAACAAAGGTACGTCTGTTGACGTTGGGTTTGGCCAATACTCGCGGATGTACTCGTAGGTGCGAAGCAGCACGGGCTGGCGCTTACTTGCCGCTGTCACGTTCATTGAGACAGTCTTGCGCCACCGCGCAGGCTTAGGGATAACGTTTTCGCCTAAGACCATGGTGCTTGTGACCACGGTAAGGTTGCCAAGAAATTTAATTTCAGCGGCAATGATTTGCTCCGCCAACATAATAAACTGCGGTATTTTTGCCAGCGTCTGGTCGTCTGTACGCTCGAGATAAGTTTGGATATCATCGACCAGCGAGTCATACGTCATTACGGCTGCGACTGTCATTGTGTTCTCCGTTATCCGACGTTGCGTTCAAAGTGCGGGCAATCAACCAGCGACTTAAAGTTGCCTCCCCAGCGGTTTTTGAAGTGCAAAGACTCCCAAAATGCACCTACAGGCGCAATAATTTCCTTGTCCCATATTATCTGCCCATCCTTAAAAAAGTTCAAGTCTATGGCGCACCTCTTGAGGTGGATGGAGTTCATAGTTTTTGAGCGGCCAGTTTTAAAATAGATGGCCTGCTGCTCAGGTGTGCGGGCTAATTCCCCGCCAGTGACCACAAAGCCTTGCTCCGTGGCGTGTTGGATCAGCTTGCACATGTCCAACAAGAATGCGGCTTGTTCTTGCGAGAGGCTCATTTTACTCTCCTCATGTCGGCTAATTTTTCAATTGTTCGGCCACCAAAATAGGCCCCCATGATCAGCATCCCCCACTGCCCAAGCAATTGTACGTAGGACTCGTTGGCATTTAAACCAAACGCAGACATCATGGCAAAGATAAAATACCCCACAAAGATGGCCACAAGGCTCATAGGGCGGATATTTTTAGACAGCCAAGAGTCACTACCCATGTCCGCCTTCCAGCGGTCTGAGACGTTGTTATCCTCGTTTTGGGCGGCTTGGGCAAAAACCCGAAGTTCTTCCAACTCGGCCTTGGCCTTCATTATTCCAAGCTCAAGCAGGCGCTCTTCGTGGTCATACTGAAGCTGGCGCAACTTGCTAACCTCTTCAGAGTTTGGGTCGTCAGAAATCTTTACGCCAAGAACGTTTTCAACAACCTCTTTGCCTTTGGCTTGGATTGCAGATGACAAAAGACCCAAGCCGTTTTGAGCAAGGGTCCCAAGTAGTGATGCAACAATTGGAAGCATGGTCACCCTTTTGTGATGTTAAATTTCAAGTTCTTGTGGCTGGGATAGTTCACCACCACCTCCCGCTCGGGGCACTTGTACTTAATGTGCGCCAGCAACGTGGCCTCACCTACAGCAATCTTCTTTTGCACCTCGGGTGAAAATGTAAATTTATACCCAAACTTATCAACAGTAGGGGTTGCTGGGCCGCTAAATGTTGCAATGCTTGGGATAGCAGGATGCACAACAAAATCAGAGTCTTTAATCTCAATCTTGAAATTTGTTACCTCGCAGTCGTCGCGCAGTTTTTGCCGAGCAACAACAACTTTAAACTCCCCATTTGAGGGGCCACTTGCAACCTCAAAGTGCTCTGGCGACCATTGAAGAATAGCTTTGTCAAACCAACCAAACTTGTCGGCAAGCGTATAACTGCCGCCTAGTGCAGCAACACTAGCGGCAACCGCCCCGATAATTTTGGCAAGATCAATCATTACAGCCCAAACGCTTTCTTAACAAACTCCGCCGCGACACCGGGGCCAAACAGCACGCAGACAATCACTCCGTACAAGAGGTACTCAATTTTGTTCATGCGCTTGGAACCCTCGTCAAAACGCTGTTGAATGCCTTCGTACCGTTGGGCGCAAATGGCCTCGTGGATACTCAGTCGCTTGTCCGTTTCCGTGGCAAGTTCTTCTATATCAGGCATGATTAGGTCAACACCTTATCTGCTGATGCTTGAGAGATGACCTGTGCGCTGACCAGTAAAGACAGTACATCAGTTGTATGCGCCAGCAATTGAGGCAATGCCATCTCTTGCTTGGCTGTTACTATTTCAGGGGCTGAGTTGTTGTCCCACTTAACCCGTTCAGCCAATGTCAAGCCTGCGCGAATGTCTTCGGCAGTCCATGTGCGTGGTGCTGGCTCGGGTGCGGGTGGAGGTTCTGGCTTGACCAGTTGACCGTTTACCCAGCCATCACCGTTGACAGCATCATCAGGCACTTGCGTGTCGTAAAAAACAGCAACATCAGCGTGATAAAACTCAACAGGGTTGCCGGGGGCAGTATCGCGGACGCGGTCGTTTTCAATCCATGCGTATTTCATGATTAGTACCCTTCAGTCCAGTAAAGAACAACAAGACCAGAACCGCCAGCGCCACTTGTTGTTGTAGATGAAGCCGCATTTGCGTAGACTGTTGCACCGCCACCACCGCCTCCGAACCCGCCGCCTGCACCTGCTGTTGCTGTTCCAGAACCCACGCTACTGAAATTTGTTGTTGCCCCACCACCGCCCCCAAATACGCCACCAGCACCCGCTGTTGCTGTTCCAGTATTTAAGGAATTATAAAAATAAGCAGCGCCACCACCGCCAAATACGCCACCAGCACCCGCTGTAGACGACACATTATTAGTAGCTCCGTTGTAAAAAGCCCCGCCGCCGCCTCCTCCATATCCACCATTACTAGCATTTGCATTAGTAGTAGTTGTACTTGCTGCACCACCACCTGCACCAAAAACGTTTTTTGATAAGACAAGCTGAAAAATTTGTCCGGTAGTAGACCCATCACCTCCATTTGCTGGTGCAGTGGCTGATAATGTCATTGCAACGCCAGCCGCTGAAATTCCAGCACCAGAAGTATTAACGTTTAGAGAAACAATTATTCCAGAGGAGGTGGTTCCACCGCCTCCTGTTGGCGATGCAAAAGTAGTAGTAAGAGCGGGAAAAATTGCCCCATTACCCCCAAGCGCCGTAGTTGCAAAAGTTGATTGCGTTAGAGCAGGTGAAAAAGCTCCAGCACCTCCAGTTGCCATAGTCTGTATACCAGAACCTGAAAATGTAACACTATTGGCTGATCCACCTAATGAAGAACCACCGCCAGTTGCTGCTCCTCTATTAGCACCAGAACCCCCACTTGTAATATTTCCACCAGAACCCCCGGTTGTATAAATGCCTCGAGTATTTCCTACTGGTATTCCACCAGCGCCACCTGACGTTGAAGTAGAAACTGCGTTTGTTGCACCGCCTGCACCACCGCCGGGACATGAAACAATAGAACCAATACTTGAAGTGCCTCCAGCGTTACCAACAGTTGCCACCGTAATAGCAGAAGTTGCTGTTACAGCAGCACCGCCAGAACCAACCGTAAAAGATGGAAACTTTTGCCCCGGAATTACATCAATATATGCAAGCACAGAAGCGCCGCCACCACCGCCTGTTGCAGAAGTGCCACCGGGGCTAGCACTATCAATAGCAATACCCCCACTACCACCGCCACCAACTACTAACGCAGCAATTTGATAAACGTTTTGGGGCACAACAAAGTTAGTATATGTCCCCGCTACTGAATATACAACATAATTATTCAGTGTTGGTGGAGCCACGCGGGTTGCATAATTTGGCGGCAACCCAAAGCCGTACATACCTTGGTTCATTAGAAATCACCTCCGTAAGCAATCACGCGAACACCTGTTTGCGCTACCGTAGTGGTAGCTCGTAATGAGTAACCTGTCGGCAAATTTAGCGGCATGATGTTTGCATTTCCGTTACTTGACAAGTTTGCTACATATGAAGGTGCGGTTGTGCTTGTAGTAATTGCCAGCACAGGAATCTGCGCCCACAAAAAGTAAGTTGTGCCGTCAAAGATAAACAGGTTTATCAAACTGGCTACTGTGGTAGCAACACCAATCACCTCAATGTAGTCAATACGTGATCCGCTTGCGCCAGCCGATAGAACCGTACCAACGGTTGTTGGGGCGGTCAAGGAGGTATCCGCTGTAGTCAGTAGGGCTGAACCTACTTTGGGGGTTGATGCATATTGTGCAGTTGTTGACATCGTTGCTCCTTAAATGAGGCCAAAGCCAGAAGATCGCATAGCAGGCGGTGTATTGCCGCCCGTGAATTGAGTGACAAAATCTTGTGCGCCACCCGTTATAGTTGCCCATATTGGAGCGCCTGCGCCTGCCGATTGCAAGTACTGACCAGACGTTCCAACAGAACTGTATGCGTGCGCAGTTCCAGTTCCATACCCCACCCCACCAGACGTTGGCGTGGCCGTGGAATTTGTTCCACCACCTGCTATGGGAAGCGTTCCAAATGTGGGTGCGGTTGCACCGTTAGAAACAAGCGCTTGTCCAGATGTTCCGGGGCCAGCAAACGCCGTTGTGCTCGGTGCGCTTTGATAGACAATTTGACCAGCCGTGCCGTTAGCAATGTTTGTTGCTGCCGTTGGTACACCCCACGTCGGTGCTGCACCTGTGTTTGCAACCAATGCTTGACCTGTTGTGCCGTTTGTGAGGTACGCAGTCGTTCCCGCAGAAGACTGATACACAACGGTGTTTGCGCCGCCACCAGTTAAATTAATGGCAGTTGTTGCTGGAGGAGCCGCAACCCATGAAAATGCCGATCCCGTCCAACCAAGCACATACCCAACAGTTGATGGCGCAGGGGCAAATGTAGTCGTTCCAGCAGCAGATTGGTACGCAAGCTGGTTAGCTGTGCCGCCAGCTAAATTGGTGGCCGTTGTGGCCGTTGTGGCCGATCCTGCAGTAGTTGCCGAAACTGCTGTCGTAGCGTTTCCAACCGTAATGCTGGCTGGGTTTGTATATACAGGAACCGTGCCGTTGGATGTCAGGATGTAGGTGCTTGTGCCAATGCTGACAAATGCCGATGTGCTCGGGGCGCTTTGATAAACCAATGCGCCTGCAGTACCGCCACTAACACTACCCGTGGCTGTTGCAGCATCAGCAATTTTGACGACAGTGCCGCCTCCCGCTGTGCTTTTGTAGTACATCTTGCCATCAGCAGCG